AAATTAACCAATACTGTTTGTTGAATACTTGGTCATCACCTTCTTCTACAACACTTGGATTATAAGTCGCACAAATAAAATACCATTCATTTAAATCCTCAGTCGATATGTTTGGATAAAGTTGATGTATTACCGCATCACTATAAAAACCGATAGGATTATTACCATCAATAAGTCTAGCTCTATTTTCTGTACCCCAATGATTGTCTCGTAAAGTACCACCCTCTTCTCTGACTGCTAATCTAATCCACCTTTTGTAATTATCAGCACCATCAATATTAGTTCTTGTTTCTAATCTGAATCCAATCCCATTTTCTTTTAATGGATTACCAAAATTAAAAAGAGTTCCTTCTGATGATTTACTTACAAACCTAACCCACATTGTAATGGTAAAACCATCGTCTAAATAACTTGGAATTCCATTGGAATTTATTTTTTGAAATTCTAATAAGTCATTACCAGGTGCTCTAATTATTATTGCCTGATTTGGTTTTCTTATTTTTAAAAATCCATCTGAAATATTTTGGTACTCGGGTCTGTCATCCTCTAATGTTTCAATAATATTATCAACATCACCAAGATAAGTGTTAAGTTTATTTCGCATAGACTCAATAGTTTTACCTTGATTTACACTACTATTTTCTGATTGAGAATCTAGTCTTGTTATATAAGCACTTGGTTGATTTTCATAACTAATACGACTTTGTTCATCTTGCTCATAATTTTGAACTTGTTCCCCAATACCATCATTATCGGCATCAGTAAATCCTGGTTTTGGTCCTATTAAATTATCGAATTCAATAAAAAAATTATCAATTTGATCTTGACGAGTTGTCTGTGTTGGTAGTAATTCAAATATATTAGTATCTAATACTTCACTAGCTTTTTCAGGTTTTATTTTATTTCCAAATTTTGGTACTGTTAATTGACTTAAATTTAAAATATCTGTAAACTCATTTCCTACTTTTTGAGCAACGAGTATTTCATATCTAACAGTTGCATGACTAAACTCTATTCTATATTCAACAACTTCTTCACCATCTATAGGTGCTCCTATTATTGATTGAAGAGAAAATAAATCATCTAAATTATCAATATTATTACCATAGATATATTGACACATTTGTTCAAAGATTTCACCTTGTAAATCTTTTCTATTTTCTAAAGTATTTCTATCTTTTTTATAAAATACAAGAGGTTCATCTTCATTACGACCAGTTTGTTTTATCCCATCACGAATAGTTGTTTGTAAAGATAAAACTTCTTCATCAGTTAAAGTATTCGACTGAAACCATATTTTATAAAATAAATCACTTACCCTTTCACGAGTGTCTTGTATATCTTGATAAGAGATTTTTCTAAAAATAATTTCATCAGGAATTAATTCATGGTCAACTCCCAACACACCCCTACCAATCATTAAAGTTCCATCTTCATGTCGATGATATAGTCCTATGTATTGTTCTTCAGGATTAGTTTGAAAATAAAAACCATCGTTTTGAGTTGCTCGTAGATTAATTTCTACAATCGGATTTAATCCTGTTGACTCATCTGGAGTTCCATAAGCCATAATTAAGTCCTCAATATAAATTCAAAATCGTTGTCGTATATTATCTCTTGACCATCATCATGATTAACCTTTATCAAAATCTTATAAGCACGATTAGGTTCAAAGGCATTTAAGTCTTGTTTGAAATAGTTAGAGGTTGTATCACAACTCATCGTTGTATAAGCACTAAATGGAACAACTGATTCATTAGTTGCCATATCTATGATAGAATAAGCACCAGATGTATGTGGTATAAAACTACCACTTACAGTCTGAACTGATGTGGTAAAACTTTTTTGTATGTATCTCTTACGAGCACCAAATCTAAACTTAACAGTTTCATTCTCTTTGTATGCCTCTCTAAAATGTATTGGATATAGATAATTTTCAGCATCACCACTTACATCTAATGCAGTTAAACTACCTGTATTTGAACCAGTTGCTGGTAGATGGTCATCCCATTTCAATTCTATCTTCGGTGGGTAGATAGTGTTGGTTTGTCTTGAGAAAAACTTGATGTCTTCAAAACTACCACTTGATGTTTCTCTACTACCAGAAAATCTTAGTAGTAATCCATAATTAGTATTATCACCACTAAACCATTTTTTAGCAAGAGTTGTAATATCCATATTAATATCAGGAGACTCTGATGAAAAAGATTGTGTTACTTCATCAGTACTTGTGTAAGTTCCACCAGGATTTGTCCAACTTATTTCAGATGCACCCTCTCTGTTTTTTCTATACTCCCAACTACAACCATCAGTTGTTTTTGGTACATCAAGTTCTTTACCTACGCCCTCATCCCACTCTTGAGTTAATGGATAAGCAGCAATTGTATACTCTTCGGTTAGCCCACTTGTTCCCTCTGTTTCATAAAGTCTAAGATTTAATTTATAATCATTAGGAACATTTGAAGAAGTAATATAATTATTTATTTCTTCAGTATCAAACTGTAGTAAAACACGAGTTGGATAATGAAATGCTCTATCAAAAAATACTTTTTTTAGTTCAAGAACTTCGTCTTGACCTGTATTTTTATCTGTGAAATCTTCACCTGTAATTGGATTTGAACCACTACTGATGAAGGCGTCTTTGGTTGTAAAAAAATATCTATGCATTATACTACCTTTCCATATATGTCTTGGTTAGGGTTTTTTAATTCAAATACTGCGGGTGAAACCGATGGTCTATAAATACCATCTTGTAAAGCATTATCGAAGTTATATTGAAAACCATAAGTACTATCAACTCCTATAATTTCACCATCACCTTTATAATAATATAATTGTCTACCTTCTGCATATTCACCAGGTTTTCCATCTTGAAACAAAGTCAATTCATTTATCCCAATTACACCATCTAAAGACAGAATATTATATTGTAAATCATTGATATTTATCGATTGTCTAAATAACATCTTTTCAACTTTAAAAAATCTTTTTATCGTATCAATGACATTAAGTTTCACTTCAGTTGGATTAAATCTCCTATCATAATTAACAACAAACCTAACACCAAAATTAATAATATATCCGGAAAATAAAATATCATTCAAAGTAAATCCAAAGTCAACAATATCATTTATCATTCTAAACTGATTAAGATAAGTAGCTACATTTTGTAACACTAACTGTGGTGTCTGTACAAGTTGTTTATTTTCATTATAAGAAAGAGTAGAAACGGATAAAGTTCCTCCGTCTAATCTATCAACATAACATTTAGCAATACTACCAAATTTTTGTGGAATACTTTGAATTCTAGCAGTATAATCTTCTTTCGTAACACAACGAAGTTGAGTAGCAAAAAAAGCACTAGCGTTGTTTTTTATTTCATCTACGGTTTGACCATCTGTACCACCCACACTTGGTTCATCATTTGTTACAGTAATAGATACACCATCAGGAGCATTTTGTACATTACTCAATTCACCAGTTTGTGCATTGGAATCAACACCACCACCTACACGATAAGTAAAGGTCAATATAGTATTTGATGGTGTTTCCCCTAGATTTAAACTATTACCTATGGTAGAACCTATAGCACCTGGTACATCAGCAAGATTAGTTCCATTAATAGTTACACCAGCTTGTTCTACAGGATCTACATTTGAGCCAGAGTTACTAAACCTAAATAATCCATTACCAAATTGAATTTTATAAGTTTGACTATCGTCATCAAATCTAGTTGTAAATTTTTTATTTGTTTTTATATATTCGGCAACATATGGTATTGGTATAGATGAAGTATCATCAGTAGCATCTCCTTGGTCATAAGCATTGTCCCTTGTACTGTCGTTGGTATAATGTGTTTCTTTTAATACTTTTTCTTGTGCCAAATAATCAACTTCATACCATTTTTGTCCAGATGCATCTTTACAATCTATTACTTCAACGATATTATCAACACCCAAATCTAATTCTAAAAACTTTGTTGGACTTGTTATAGTAAAAGATTTAGTTTTAGTTTCCGCAGATACAGCTCTCACATATCGTGTAAGAGTATATGAACTTGCCTCACCATCTGAATTTAAAGTTGGTGCACTAACAGCTGGATCTCCTGAACCACTTGATGTAAAGTCTATTTCATTAGTTGTTTCATATACTAATTCGGAATTAACATTTGATTGTATTTGTAAACCACTATCTATCGATGACGGTGCCTCACCATATGCTGGTTGACCATCATCATTAGCCCCAACAGTTGTCGTAACCTTTAAACGAACAACAGAAGGCGTTTTGTTTGGAGTTTTATACCCAAGAAACTCAGCCAATCTTCTTACATTTCTTTTTTCAGTTGCAGTTGATAAAAGGTTCTCTTTATAATTGTAATCAATATAATAAGAAAGAACATCACCAACATAACTTGATAATTCTATTAACATCATACCAGGTGATGTTTCATTAAAATCTTTATATGTATCTGGAAAATAAGATTTTGTATATTCAATTAAATCAGACTTTATGGTACTAAAATCCTTACTTGTATAATTAACATTTGTCGGTATCAACTTTTGTTTATCAGTATATGCCATTAATAAGCTCCATCAGTTATTGTCGAGGCGCCACCAGGACCACCATCAAATGTAACTTGAACACTTTCTATTGAATTAGGTGTTCTATTTAAATTAAATACTATGTTTATATCAACTTGATTATTTTCAGATTTATTATTTACCTGAATGTCTCTTAGTTCTACAAATGGTAACCACCTTTCAAAAGCATCTACAATATTATTTTCTATTTGTATAATAATATCCGAAGTCATTTGTTCAAATAATAATCGTCTTAAACCAATTCCCAAAGTGGGTTGAAAAACTCTT